CTACTAGAATTAAATGTTAAATTAGAACCACTCTTAGGAGGTAAATCCCCTGTTGCCGCAGTTGCAAATAATGGAAAACAAGTTGTGTCACTTGATTCATCAGCTACAGTAACAGCAGTACCAACTGATGCTAGAGCAACGGCTATATTTGCAGAACCATCAAAGCTTGTACCCCCGATTGTTCTTGCTGTTGTTAGTGTTGCCGCAGAGCCTGTTGTGTTTTGGTTAAGTGTTCCTATTGTAAAGTCTAATGTGTTATCTGCATCTTGATAAGCAACTGTAATACCAGATTCTGTATTAGAACTAACCATAGCCCCAACTGTATCTGCTATAGTTTCTGCTAATGTTACTCCATCAATTGTAATAGCATCTGCTTCTAATGTTCCATCAATATCAGCGTTACCAGAAATATCTAAAGTTGCTGCATCTAGTTCACCTGATAAAGTAATATTGGTAGCACCAGTGATAGCTCCGTTAAGAGCAACAGCTCCATTAATATCTATTGTAGTTGCAGCTATTTGTATTTCTGTATCAGCAACAATGTCTAATTGACCATCTGTTGATGAATTAATATATAAACCCGTATCTCTAAAAAGAAGTTTATTAGTGCTATTTAAAGTTAAACCTGTGCCGTCAGTATGTGTTAAAGTTGTGTCAGAATCAGCACCAAATTTTAAGACTGCTGAGTCTGATCCTAAAATAAGATCATTACCTATAGTTACATCGTTACTAGCATCTTCAAATGCTACTTTACTAGCAGGTAAAGTTACAAATATGTCTTTTGTTCCCGCAGAAAAATCTACAGCACTATCACTGTTAGAACTTGAAATTATTGTTGTTCTTGCTAATGTGTCTGGACTTGCGTCCGTTACAGTTCCAATACCAACTTCAAATTCATCTGCATCTCTATTAACTGCTGCATAATACGTTGTATTACCATCAGCAATTCCTGTTACAAATGATTCAAAACCAGATACAGCGCCACTTAAACTAAATGTTCCTGTTCCTGTTGTAGTAGAGGTTTCTTTTACTCTATCATTTAAAACTAGAGCCATAAATTATCTCCTAAGCCAATCGTAAAATAGCATTACTTGCATCTGCTGTTGGAAATTGAATTGTAAACGTTCCACTTGTGGATGTTTTATCTCCTCCAAAATCTAATACACATACCGCTTTATTTGAGTTTGTGCTATTATAAATCAAAGCTCCACGTGCTGTAATAGTAGCTGACGTAAAAGATATATCAGCAAAATCACAGATTGCGGTAGTACCACTCGTTGTTGGTGTTACGCTTGTAAGCGATCCACCACCAGCAGAATAAGATCCTGAATCAGAAACTTCATTAGAACTGGAATAAGCAGTAGTTGAGGCACTCAAAGTAGCAGAACTTGTGTACAGTGCAATTTTAAAAGTGTCTGATGAACCAGTAAAATTATGTCCTTCGACAAGAATTTCTTGTTTAAAGCTAGTACAGACAGCTTGAGTTATAGCCATGTTTTATTCTCCTATAGTTTTTGTTTTTTGTGATTGCATAGGTATTTTTAATTCCCCATGCAAGTACTCGTCTCTTCTGTGCCTTCCAGTTTGTTCAATTAGTAAAGCTTGAATAGCACGTTGATATGATTGTTCATATAATTGCAGCATTTCAGCTGGTCCCTTCAAGAATTTGAAGGCTTCGGCAAGACATCCATAAAGCAATGCTTTTGGGGCGTTGTCACCCAACCAAGAGGTTGTGTTAGAACTAGACAGTCTTGTTGGTAATCTAGTAATTCCTAATTCTACGTTATATGCTGAATCCGGTGTTGGCGCAAGATAAATTGTGTTTTGATCCCACCACGCCCAGTACTTTGGTGTACTAGTAGATGTTCTATTAGGCCAATATTCATTCATGTAACTAATATCACGTTGTTCTAAAAAATCTCTTACTGCTGCACCTGAAGCAGGCCAAATGTGAACTGTTCTAATTGTAGCGAGTGATGTTGGATCTGGTGACGTTCCACCAGGTAATGATAAAAAAGCATTATCAGCAGTTAAATTAGCTGCTTGATGAGATTTAAATACATCTAAATCTGCTTCTCTTAATATGCGATTTTCTACATGCTCAATAAAATCATTAGTTCTAGTAGATGTCATTACGTCAGTGCTTACCTCTGTATAATCTAAAATCTGTTGTGTTAATTCTGCGTACGTTGTCATTAGTTACTCAATGTTGCTGGACCAGAAGAAGCCATTCCGCCTCCTCCATTTCCTGTTATTCCTGGTGCCGTTGATACTGTAAATGTATAAAAGTTATCATCTGTTTTTGTTATACTAAATCCAGCTTCTGCTTCTATTTCAGTTACATCTGCTCCAAATATACTTCCCGTTACTTCTCTAAATCTAACAGTATCATCAGTGGATCTACTGTGTTCCGGTTCAAACACTGTAACTGTTGTACTAGAAGCTGTAAATCTAAAAGCATTTAATGGAAGTTTATGTTCTACTTCATTTTCTGTTCTAGCTGGTCTTGGATATTGTAATGGTTCTGCATCAGGTGAATGCTTATTAGGTCTGTCTTGTGGTGTTTTAGGTTCAAATTCACTTGTGTGAACACGTGATCCATTCCACTCTATAACCATTTCTTTGTAGGGATATTCCATACCACTACGATCAGAAATAAATTTAGCGTATTTACCTGTTGCGTAAGCCATTTAGTTTACCAATTACTTTTATTCTTACTAGACCAATGATACTTACCACCTTTAGTAGCTGCACCCATACCTTGAACTGTACCATGAATTTCACCTTCTGCAATTGCAACAGGTTTTTCTTTTTCTTTTGGTGTAGCGTTTGGTATAGAATTAGTACCTCTGTGACTCCAGTTACTTTTTACTCCACCAGTGGATCCACTAGCGTTAGCAGTTTGGCTGTTCCAGTTTTTATTACTCATTCTTCCTCCTTTTTACATTCACAGTTACCACATTGGCACTGTCCTCCGCAACATGAACCGCCATTACTACAATGACATTCATGATCACAGTGTTTACATATTGGCATATAACCTCCTATGGTGTGTACGCCCGTGCTGGTTCAACTCTAAAAGAAACTCTTTCCCTATCGTTTTCAGAAGCACGCTTAAATTCTTCATCATACACCGCTTTTAAGTTTGCACTTAACATTGGTGCTCTTTTTAAACTTATATAGTATGCTAGTCCAGCAGTCAAACAAGGAAGAAAATAAAATGGTACATCTGCATTATTTGTATAATCTCCTGCATCTGCTATTCTAGCAATATAAAAATATTTAAATATGTAAGCTTTATCCGGACTTGGATATAAAAATAATGTCATATCATTTTGTGGTCTACCACTAGAAGAAGATCCTCCAGTTGTTACTGTGCCAGGCACTAAAGCAAATTGTGTAGGCCTTGAATCACCACTTGATGAATTTTCTTTTTTACTTAAATTTATATATTCTGTTCTAGAAATTCTACTCATAGCAACATCTGTTGTGTTACTATCACCTTCTAAATTAGATGTAGCTCCTGTAGTAGTTGTTACTACGGCGTCTATTATATCTACCACTTTTTGATCTATAGAATAATAATTAGTGCCAGCTGTCAATGTTTGTGTTTCATAAGTAATGGTCCATAGATTTAATCCACGGTTTGCCCACTCTGCAAACATCAAGTTCATAGATCTTTTAGCAGTTTTTAAATCATAACCACTACGAGATTCTAATTGACATCTCTCTAATGCCTCTTCTATTATTTCTTCAATCGAAAGATTAAAAGTTTGTGTGCCTGAATAAGCCATTTAAACCTCTAGTATATCTTTTGAAATTCTGCTACAATTGTATACATGTTTGCTGCATCAGCTGTACCTGGAACTACAAGATTAACATCACTTTGATTTGTGTTATTAGATTTATCTGCTGGTATACCACCAAACTCTCTAAAGTCCCAATATCCTGTTCCTGTTAAACCAATTATAGGAATATCTCCATCATCATCTTCCTCGTCTAAACGAGCATAAGAGTCTCCTCCATCTCCACCTTGACAAGAAAACCAAATTCTAAGTAATCCTAAATGTGCTACTGCTGTTCCATCTGCTCTAGCAGCCATTGCTGATACATCACCAAAAACTGTTGTTGCACCTGTTCCGTCTGATTGATTGACTATTTTGATTGTAACGCGAGCGTCATTTTGTTGTAGGATAGTCGGTCCTGTTACTGTGTCTGCCATGTTCCCTCCTTAATCAAGAACTGTGGGGCCGAAGCCCCACTTGTTTATTTATTATTCGTATACGTTTCTGCTCATGCAAACATGATGTACATTTACTGCTTCTGCAGCACCTGCACCAGCTTCAATACCAACATATGGAATGAAATTCACATCGTTAGTTAAAGCTGCAGTTTTAGTAACTTGAACTCCAGGTTGAACCGCTGTTACTGATGTTCCACCTGTGCTTCCTGCTGTACTAGTAAGATTATACTGTACACCATTAACAAATGCAGTT